CGGTTGAAATGGTTGCGAATTGGAATGACGGTGGGCGTGAGGCTTATCGCGCACTGATGAAAGCCAAAAAATAACATAATCTTTTAACCTAATTTATTGAGGTATTACAATGGCTGCTACTACTAGCTCCACACTAGACGACCTGTTTGCGAATATTATCGCGCAGGCACGATTCACTGCTGAAGAGCAATCCCTGATGATGGGCTTGGTAACTCAGTACAACATTGCTAACGAAGCTGGCAAGACTGTCCAGATTCCTAAGTACCCTGCAATTGCTGCTGCCGACTTGACCGAAGGCACTGACATGAGTTCAACCACTGTATCTACTAGCTCAGTTACTGTAACTGTTGGCGAAGTTGGTGCGCAGGTTGTTCTGACTGATATGGCTGCTTTTGGCGCGGGTAACCCTGCTGTTGAGCTTGGCACTGTACTTGGTAACGCTATCGCTACTAAGATGGACACTGACCTTATCGCTCTGTTCACTGGCTTCAGCGCTGGCCTTGGCGGAACTGGCACAGAAATTACTGTTGCTGATTTGTTCAAAGCACAGGCGACTCTGCGAGCTGCTAAAGTGACTGGCAATATTGCTGCTGTTCTGCACCCTTTCCAAGCCTATCAGCTTAAAGCTAACCTGACTAACACCTTCGCTAACCCGAATGGTGGTGACGCTCAGAACGCTGCTATGATTAACGGCTATGTCGGTAGCATTGCTGGCATCGACGTTTATGAGTCAGCTAATGTTGCTGTTTCTGGCGGTGATGCTATTGGCGCGGTATTCGCTCCAGAAGCACTAGCTATGGCACTGAAGCGCGACTTCGGTATCGAGTCACAGCGTGATGCTTCTCTCCGAGCCTTTGAGCTGAATGCAACTGCCGCTTATGGTGTTGCAGAGCTTGATGATAGCTTTGGCGTTAAGCTGACTTTCGAGTCAACTATCTAAGTAAGATTAAGCCCACCTCTTTCGGGGGGTGGGTTTTTACTAGGAGACAAGATGGCTATTACATACCGAGGCGAACGCTTTGAGGGGTACAACAAACCCAAGCGCACCAGTAAGCATCCAGACAAGAGCCATGCCGTACTCGCTAAAGAAGGCGATAAGGTTAGGCTGATAAGGTTCGGGCAGCAGGGCGCAGATAATAAGCCACCAAGAAAGAACGAGAGCGAAGCTGATAAGGCAAAGCGCAGGTCATTTAAAGCGCGATTCGCTAAAGACATCGAGAAAGGTCGCAAAGACAAAACCGCATCGGCGGCATACTGGGCAGATAAGGTGAAGTGGTAATGGCATTTAGTACAGACGCAGACCTAATGGAAATGGTTCCAGATATTCTTAATCTTGGAATTGATTCTTTTAGTGGTGAACACGCAGAAGCCCAAGCAGACATTGAGCGCAAGATACGCGCCGACTGGTGGGACAAGCGCGGCTATAGCGGTGAGCTGATACCCAGCAAGCTAACAGACAGCCAGTGGACTCGATGCAGTGTGTACCTTGTTCTGTGGAAGTACGCGCTCCCTAAGCTAACTAACTGGGTAGACAATGACCGCTTTCTTGGCATGATTGATTTCTACAAGTCTCGCTACGGCGAGGAGATTGAAGCAGTGCTGCGAGATGGCGTTGATTATGATGCTGACGGTGATGGCACTGTTACAGATAAAGAGAAAGAGCCTATCAACTCAGGCAGGTTAGTTCGCTAATGAATATTAGCCTAAAGTCAAAGGGTTACAAGGAAGCGATTAGAGCTTTAAAGCGTAACCCCCGCGAGCTTAAAAAGTTACAGAAAAAAGGCTTGCAGCGAATAGCGTTAATTGGCATTAACATTATTCAGGATAGAACGGCTGATGGGCAGGGCTACAAGGACGGAGCTTTTAAGCCTTACAGTGAGAGCTATGCCGCGTTTAGGAATAACAAGGGTAGGACTCTAACGCCAAACCTAAAGATGTCTGGCAAGATGATTGCGGCTATGACAAGCAAGGCTAACGATAAGCAAGCCGAGATATTCTTTCGCGGTAAAAATGCATCAGAGAAGGCGGCATACAACAACCAGACAAGACCCTTTTTTGGGTTTAGTCGGGACGAGGAGCAAAGGTTGCTCACGGCTTTTGAAAGGTTTATTAAATGAGCGTTAGAGAAAGCATTGCAAACAATATAGTCGATACCCTGCGCGACAGTGTTATTCAGCCTGTTCGCGTTAAGTACGTTACCCGCGAGCCGTTTGATTTTACCAAGCTATCAAACGCACAGTTTCCAGCCGTACTGGTTAGGACTGCTAGTGAGGATAGAGAGGACAGTTCAATAGCTGGCTCTATGGGTAAGCGCATGGCAAGCATTGAATATGAGCTGGTCTGCTTTGTTAAATCGGGGATTATTGACCAAGCTAGGAACAACATAATTGAAGCCGTTGAAGAAGGGCTTGAACAAGACCGCAAAAGAGGCGGGTTTGCGCTGGATACCCAGCTAACTAACATTGAAGTCGATGAGGGTTCTATTGACCCTGTTGGCGGTGTGATTTTAACCGTTCGCGTTGTATACGAATACACACGCGGCACAACTTAACTAGAAAGGTGATTTAAAATGGCTACACATACAGGCTCAACAGGCGTAGTGAAATTAGCAGCGGCGGGCGGTACTGAAGCTGTTGTTGGTGAGGTGCGTTCTTACACTATTGAAACAAGTGCTGACACAATCGAAGATAGCATTATGGGCGATGCTTCACGCACTTACAAAGCTGGCTTAGAAGCAAGCACAGTAAGCCTAGAATGCTACTGGGATGATACCGATGCACAGCAGTTGGTTCTTGACAGCCGTGCTTCAATTGACTTTGAAATCTATCCTACTGGCACAGGCACTGGTGAAAAGTATTACACTGGCAATGGCATTGTTACTAGCAAGTCAATCACTGCTGCTTTTGATGGTATGGTAGAAGCTACTTTCGCTATACAGGTTAGCGGAGCAGTAACTGAAGCAACAGCATAACCCCAACACAATAGGAGAAATTGAAAATGGGATTAGCAAGAGAACTTAGAAACAGACGCACCGTTAAAGCTACTAAAGTAACGGTACAGGGCTGGGCAGATGAAAAGGGTAAGCCCTTTGTTATGTACTGCAAGCCCATTACCTGCTACGACATTAACGAGCTACAAAAGAAGCATCAATCAATCTTGGAAGCGCCTACTATTGCTGCCATGGTTGATATGGTTGTTTTAAAAGCTGAAGATGAAGCGGGAGACAAGCTGTTTACCAGTGCCGAGGATAGAATTGATTTGATGGGCGAGCAGACTGATATTATCAGTGACATTGCCAACCAGATGTTTGCATCTATCGTTGACGTTGAGGCTGCTGAAAAAAACTAAGAGCCTCTCACCTTCGCATGAATATGATTGCGTTGGCTGAGAGGTTGCACATAACCATAGCAGAAGCGGAGCAGATGAGCCTCTCAGAAATCAATGAGTGGTTTGCCTACTTTCTAATATCGAGCGAGCAGAATGGCACTACAAGCTAAAATTGTTTTATCAGTTGTAAACAGAGCCGCCATGACGGGGCTTTCTCACTTCGCATCTGGATTAAAGACGGCAGCAGCCCGCGTCTTTTCAATGAAAACAGCACTGGTCGGCTTGGCTGGTGTTGCTGGCTTTGGGTTTCTTGCAAAGCAATCTTTAAACGCTACCGATGCTTTATCTAAGACGGCCGCTAAAATCGGCACAACTACTGACGCGCTTTCCAAACTGCAATATGCTGCTGGCTTAACAGGTGTTGAACAAAATACTTTAAATATGGCTATGCAGCGTTTTGCGCGTAGAACTGCTGAAGCGGCAAAGGGTACTGGCGAAGCTAAGGGAGCGATTAAAGAGCTAGGGTTAGATGCTAGAAAGCTAGTTAATATGCCGCTTGATGAAAGAATGCTCGCTCTTGCTGATGCTTTCCAAGGTGTGCAGGGAGACTCTGACAAGCTCAGATTAGCGTTTAAGCTATTTGATAGTGAAGGCGCGGCATTAGTTAATACATTGTCGGCGGGTAGGCAGGGCTTAATTGCCATGTTTAAAGAGGCAGACACACTTGGCGCGGTGATGTCTCAATCTGCGGCTTCAGGTGTTACAGATGCCAACGATGCTCTATCGAAGTTAGGAACATTGATGGGCGGCATAAAGAACCAGATGTTTGCTGCAATGGCTCCAGCTTTTGAGTTGTTGGCTGATACTTTAAGAAACAATGTTGTGACTGCAATCCAAGAGAGTGATGGTTCAGTAGAGCAGTTTGCCAGAAACCTTGCAGTGAAGGTTTTAACCGCAATACAGGGAGCAATTACAGGCTTTCAGAAGTTAGCGAATGGCTTTATCTATGTCTACAATTCAGCCTTAAAAATGAAGGATGGGCTGACTAGGGCATTTAGTAAAGATAACGAGATGAACGCTCGCCAGCTAACAGATGAAATAACTGAGCTACAGGCGCAAATCGACAAAGGGTTCCGCAGCTCTGCAACAATGAAGGCCAGCAAGGAAAGGTTGGCAGGACTTATAGCATTAAAGGCAGCGGCTACGGAAGCTGGCGACTCACTTGGCTTGATGAATAAAGTTGACTTTGCAGGCGGCTTGAATAAGTTAATAGAAGATTTAAAGGTATCTTTAGAAACATTGCCAGCAACAGCAGTTCCTGCAATAAATACTGTTGCTAATACAGTGGGCGACATGGAACGTAGATTTAATAGTTGGAGTGATAGCTTACCATCTATGGAAGACAACATGAAAAGCCTGACAGCCCAAGGCTTAGACGGTTTGACTGATTCCCTTACTGCTGCTGTCACTGGTGCTGCTAACTTTAAAGACGCTATGAAGTCTATGGCTAAAAGCGTTGTAGATAGCCTGATTAAAATGCTGATTCAGAAGTATATTGTTGATGCTGCTTTCGGTGCTATTGTTGGCAGCTTTGGGAATGGTAACGCAGCTACAGGAACTTATAATAGTGGAATGAATTATGGCGGCCCAGTAAATGGCGGAGGCTCAATGGCGGGCGCTAATGCTGGTGGCGGCGGATTTGGTCACAGAGCTATCGGTGGTTCTGTTCAGGCTGGTCAACCTTACATGGTTGGTGAACGTGGACAAGAGATGTTTGTGCCAAACCAGTCAGGCTCAATCATACCGAACAACCAGATGGGCGGCAGCGGTGTTACAATAAACCAAACTATCAATATATCCACTGGCGTAGCTCAAACTGTAAGAGCAGAGGTTGCTGGCATGATGCCCCAGATAGCGGCGGCAGCTAAAGGCGCAGTAGCAGACGCAAGACAGCGCGGCGGTGGATACAGTCAAGCATTAATAGGAGCATAAAATGCCTTTAGCATTTCCAAGCGTAGGAATACAAAATATAAATATGCGTTTAAGAAGGGCGGTTGCAGTAAATGAATCTCCTTTTTCTTTTGAACAGCAAACCTACATTCATCAGGGTGCTAGATGGGAATGTGAGGTTACTTTGCCGCCTTTGAGCTACTCCGAGGCACGTTCAGTAGAGGCTTTTATAGTTGGCCTTAAAGGGCAATCTGGAACGTTTACGTTCGGACACCCGCTGCACACTTCAACCGCTACAGGCGACACCAACGCAAATGCACTTATACGCGCAGAACAAATTAGCTTTGGCGGTAGTAGCACCGCTATTGACGCAGGGACATATTTGCAGCTTGGTGACTACCTTTACATAACAACAACCAGCAAGACATCGGGGGTGGGCTTGATAGGCATACAGCCGCCATTGAGAACTGCTGTTAGTTCTGGGACTACTGTAGACTTCACCCTGCCAAAAAGCCTATGGCGCATGGCAGCAAATGACATTAGCTGGTCAACAGACACCGCATCTATGTATGGATTTACTTTCGCTTTTGTGGAGGCTTTATAGATGGCACGTACTCTTAGCGCTGAAATG